GGCACGTGTTCAAACTGGATCTTGTCATCTATCAGGCCGAGTAGTTGAGTAGCCTCATGGAGGTTGATCGGCGCCATGAGTAGGGCCTGTTGGAGGACAGAAATGCTACGGGAGAACGCCTGTTCCACATCGACTGCTTAGGGCATGTATGTGGGGGTGATAATATAGTAACCTTTGGCCGCTGTGAGAGGAGAGTTGATGTTAACGACGCTAACAGGTGCATATGGAATCGCAACGAACCTGTCGGGTGAGTGTACCAAGAGCCTAGGCATCGTTGAGTCAGGAGTAGGTAATTGCTTGTGAGCTTTGACTATGATGCTATGTTCAGCGTTCGAACCTCCTAATGATCTAATGCGAGGTAGTGTGGGGGCTTTAGATGCGTTAAGCAAAACATTGGCAAGAGCTGCTGTCAGATGTGGTGGCACCCAGCCTGTAGGGTCAAGGTGGTTACCGTATGTCATGATCCTGGTGTTTTGAAGTCTCTACTGCACCATTGAACCACAAGGGTTGTCCATGTTAAGTGCGAGGTCCATGTATTCTGATGGGTTCGGCTTGTTTAGAAGCGAAGTGCGGACACCGACAGGGTCAACAGCCACGTGCACAGTGAAACTGCAAGCACCATTTTCAAATTGATGGTCGCCTGCGACAATTGCCGCAGCCTTAAGAATGTGGTCAGGTGAGTTATCAGCAACAGCAAACTCGTGATCAACCAAGGATATCGCAGAATGACTGTAATCATCAGCAGTGTTTGATGGCTTTGTGGACACGGTCAACAAGCCATGGTATGAGTTTGGTTGGGTTTGGAATATTTTCCCAGCGAAGTGTGATCTGTTAGAGTTGACGTAGCTATGCGCGACGGTGACGATATGGTCACCTGGTCGGGTCAGCCAAAGTTCGTGCAATCCAAGCCAGTAGCTGGTGTGTATGCCGACAATCAGTCGCTCACCGAGAGGGATGTCGTCTATGTGACGCCTTGCGAATTCTTCAATAGTGCAGGGGTACACGTGCAACCTATCAGTCTTGTTAGCCAACCAGTGCGCGATTTTGGGGGAGTCTTTCTAGAAATCCATGTTCGGGGTGACAACAAAGACGTGTTTGACACCTGACTCAATCGCGGCCTGAACGATGAATGACTCACGATGTGGGTCGGGTGAGATAAGAATAAGTATAGGAGCCTTGAGTCTGCGCACGACCTCCGCGACGAGATGGACGCCGGCTCGTCTAGCGGCAGCGTCCAGTTTATGGTCTGAGTGAGGGAACTACAGTTCGACTGGTTTTGCAAGAAGCATCTTGAGTTTGGACTGTGATGCAATTTGTGCACTTTAACAGACCACTCTAGTCTTGTTCAAG